AATGCCTTTTTCTTTTGCAGTTTCTTCATACTTTCTAGCGTCTTCGATGCTCCACCCTCTTTCAAATTGAGCAACTTTTTTAGCTACTGCTCTATAACATTCTTTTTGATAATCTGTTAAGTCATCAAAAAATTTCTTGCTTACTAAAATACTTGTCATATACATACTATGGTCAGTTTTTAATATGTGCTGTCCAGAAAATCTTAGATAAGTGGTTTCAATTGATCCACTATGATCTGTATTTTCTAAATCTTCTTTAGTCAATTCGCCAATTTTAGTAGTATCAACACCTAATAAAGAAAATAATTCTTTCCCAGGAGTTGTGTAAGTAAACATTTTTAGTTTCTTAAGATCTTCTAAATTTGTTACTGATTCAGTTGCACCTACAATTCTATAACCACCACTATATGTAAAACCTAATCCTACGATGTCTCTTTTTTTAGTTATATTAGCTAAAAATTCATCACCAATCTCATTATCAAGTGTGTTACTAACATGATCATGATCTCTAAACAAAAATGGCAAATCTAATCCAACAAATGATTTATCACAATAATTTCCAATGAAAGAAACAGATGTTTGGGACATTTCAAATTCTGATTCTTCAAGAGCTGAAAACATATCTTCCCATTTTTGACTATTTTGTTTTGAGTCTATTGTTTCTCTTGCATCATCTGTATATTCAAGATTTTTTATATCTGGCTTTCTAAAATTAAAGCCTGATAGTTTATTATTGTACTTTTCATTAAATGATTTAGTAGTGTGAATTTCAATTTCAAATTCACCAGGACACATAACTTCTAGTTCTTCGGCAAATTTTTCAGCAGTTCTCCAAAATAACTCAATTGGATGATGTGTAATTAACCAGCGTATTTTCTTTGCCATGCAAGTTGTCCTTATTTAAAGTATTTATCAAGCCAAGAAGAAAGGGGCCAATAGAGCCCCTTTCATTTTAGTAAACCAAATCTTAGCTGAATGCTAGGTTGCTTACAGCGATTTCACTTAGGTAGTCACCTGCGTTACCGAAAGATGAAGCTACGTTAGTTAGTTCGATGTAACCATAACGTGTCATAAAGCCAACTACTGGTTCGAAAGTTGATGGATCAAGTACTACGCCTGAAGACATTAGAGGAATGTATGGGCAGTAGAACGCAGCAGCATCAGCTTCTGAAGTTCCCTTGTAACCAACTAGTACTGGAATGCTGTCGTCAGCATAGCTGTCAACATAAACACGCATTGCACCGTTTAGAGTACCAACAAACTTAGTGTTAGTTGGAGCTTCAAATGAACCTTCAGTTGTACGAGCGAAAGCTGAAGTAGTTGCACTCTGTAGAACAGTTAGAACAGTTGGGCTTACAACGCACCAGTTACCAGCACCACGACGTGTGCGCTGTGCAATGGCGTTAGCTGCCTTGTTGATTAGAACAGCTAGAGCAGCATGTTCGTCACCAACGAAAGTAGCAGTACCACTTACAGTTGCTTGGTTAAATGTGTATTCACTAGCAGCTAGTGAACGTAGGCTGTATAGGATTTCCTGATCGATTTCAGCAGTAATTTCCTGGGCAAGAGCTGCCATGATTTCTGCTTCAATATCAAGACCATGCATTGCCTGAGCGTCCTGAGCTGCTTCAAAAGTCCAGCGAGCTGATAGCTTGCGAGTCTTTGCTTCTACTGGCTGCTTTAGGATCTGCACGTTTAGCTTACGACCTGGAACACCTTCAAGTGTGCCAGTGATACCTGCACGGCCGTCTGAGCTAGTTGCACCAGAAGCAGCACCAGAGTAACCTGAAGCAATCTTGAATGGGCTTAGAGCTTCATCACCAATTGAAGTGTCAGTACCAGCCTGACCAGTACCATTGCTAGTAAACTGCTCAGCATAACGAACACGTAGAGTATGAATCTGTGCTACTGGACCAGTCATTGGCTGAACACCAACTAGCTCGTTAGCAATAACAGTTGGCATAACACGACGGATAACTGGTAGAATAACACGATTTAGTGTTGCAATGTTGCCAGCAGCAGTACCGCCAGCAGTTGCGTTTTCAATCAAATACTTCTTTGTATTTTCGAGCACCATGCTCATTGTAGTCTTTTTGTTGCCGGATAGACCTTCTAGCAAAGCCTGCTTTGTCTCGCCCCAACGTCCTTCTAGTAATTCCTGTGACATTTTAAAATTTCTCCATTTATTAGTTTGTTTTTAAACCAGCTAAACGACGAATATCAAAGATATTGTTGCTTGACTGATCTTGTTTAATTGCTCTATCTCCAGTAACTTCGGTTTTTGCTTCGTTAATTACTTTTTTAGTAGTAACAGGAGCATGTCCTTCCATTACAGGGTTTAGATATTTCTTAAATGCGGCCTCGAGGCGATCAGTTGGAGTTGACTCCAAGAGTTGCTTCATGACGTTGGCCTTCTCTTTGCTGAGAGGTTGCATTAACTCATTAATCTTGTTGTGACGCTCGATTGCTTCGTTAATTCTACGGATCTCAGTTTCTTTAGCTGTTGCTCTAGCTTCAGCTATTTCTGCACTCTCACGAGCTTCTGAAAGCTGCTGTTCCATTCTTTCAATGAAACTCTGCATCTTCTTAATCTCAGCACGTTCGTTGAGGTGTGTAGCAGTGAATTCTGTTGCAAAAGCTTCGAAAATTCTACGTCCGAAATTATTTTCTTTTGCTTCCTGAATGTCTTCTTTTAATTGCTTGAGTTCTGTACGTAAGGTCTTATCAGTTGCCTGATCAACCAATGCTGCTGAACGCTGAATGAATCTCTCACTCAATGCCTTTAGCTTGGCTTTTCCTTCTACCACTAGCTGTACTTTTGCACGAGTTAAATCTGCTTTATCTTCAGCAAACTCAACGATCTCCTTACGAAGACCTTCTGTTACAAATTCATCCAACTTAGCTGTAGCTGCTTTAATAGCAGCACGATCATTGTGTAGTTCAGCAATTTCTTTTGCAAGAGCTTCATTTAAGTAGTCTTCAAAATAAACAGCCTTAGCCATCATTGCTTCAGTAAACTTTACACGATCTTGTGTGATAGAAGCACGTTCAGCAGCAATCTTTTCAACTTCTGCTGATAGTGTTTCCGATACCATACGATCGAGAGCCTCAACCATTGTTGACTTATCGTGTTCATAACGATTAGCCATTTCTTCACGGATTTCTGCACGAATAGAACTACGAGCTTCTTCTAGCTTGGAATTCCAAGCTGATTCAAGAACTTCTCTAGTCTCTTCGTTCAGGATGCCGCTTTCAATTAATGGTTTTAATGCTTCGAACATTATATTCTCCTGAACTTATCTTATCTTTAATTCATTGATTAATCTTGCTACTTCTGTTGCAAGATATTTCTGTGCTTGTCGATCATTGTTTAAGTCTTTAGCCATTTCCAATACACGATGCCCACCCTTCATGTTCATGAGTCCTTCATAAACAGCAGTGGGATAAGCACTTGGTGCGCTTGGCTGTGCTACTATATCTACCGTAACAATGTCAAAATTACTAACCGTTCCACTAGATTCATTAACATCACCGCTTCCACGGCTGCTAACGCCTAGTTTTACACCAGCATTTAACATTTCACTTACAATCTTACCCATTGGTGTAGGTAAAATTTTCATTTTGCCACAGCCTTTTGCATCATCTAACCACATTTCAGTGATCATATGGCTTACACGATCTAAATTGATGCGCAGATTAGTTGGATGATCAACTTCACCTAGCACAGAATAACCTTTGCTAATCTGCTCATTTAGATTCTTAACTGCTCTAGCAATTTCCTGAGGGGGGTAAACACGCTGGTTGGCGTTTTTTACCCCACCTTCAATAAAAATGCCTTTCATATACAGATCTTTGCCTTCATTGGAACGCACAGTTTCCATTCGAGCCTGATCAAAGCTAAGATTTTCTGTTAAAAAAGGTCTCATCTTTATTCCTTACTTGGCTACAATATTCTTCTTGTTTACGTTTGGACCGCCGCCAGTTGAGAACTTGCCTTCTGCACTCTGAGGCTTCTTAGCGTTTGAGAAAGTCTTTCCGGCATTTGCACCTGGACTATTCTCATACTTGTCTTGACCCATCTTCTTCTCGCCTTTAGTATAAGCATTACTTGGCTTCTTATACTGCTTGCCATCTGGATCTTCGTTAGTACCGCCCTGGACTAGGTTCTTCGCAGTGCCACCCATATCGTTCTTACCAGCTACAATGCTCTTGGTGTTCTTTTCACCAGTATTTTCGTGATCACCAGTATTAGCACCTACGTTTTGACCACGTGGACCACCAACAAATTCGCCCTTGTATGGCTCGCCGATCTTCTCAACATACTCACGCATTACGCCTTCTTCTGGCATGTCATGCTCTTCTTCGCCAGCTTCGTCATGCATTAGACGCTCAAACTCGGCCTTTAGGTCGTCGAGTGCATCTTCAAGATCAACTACACGATCTTCCATGCTGTCTTCATCATGCTCGCCGCCCATGTCGTCGCCAAATGACATTTCGTCACCTTCTTCGTCTTCATGTCCCATTCCCTCTTCATCAGCGGAAATGTCGCCCATCATGTCGTCAGTCTGATCCATTGACATACCATGTTCATTGCCCATGTCGTCCATGTCTTCAGCTACTAGCTCGTTATAAATTTCACGTGACTTCTCAACAACAACAGAATGGAAAAGCTCATTTGCCTTTTCAGTCTCATCATTGATGATGTATTCAATCAATTGTTCAAACTTGTTTCGCATGTATCACTCCTAATAGGTTAATTCTATGCTGTGATTTTATTTACAGCGTAGTTTATTATTGTGGGTAAAATAGGGTTATTTTGACTGATTTGGCGAAGATACGCCTATTAAGCTGCTGGCGGCGGTGCCGCATACATTACTTTTACTTTTTCCATCTGTTCTTTAAATTCAACAGCACGTTGATCGTTCATTTTTCGTAATTGATTAATCTGTGCTAGTGTTAGTTTAGTCTTACGTAAATCTTCAATCTTATTCTGGCTCTTGTCTTTCGACAGATCCTGATAACCTGATTTATATTCACCAAACATTTCATTTAGCATCATTAGAATAATCCCGACGATTTATTTAGTTATTGAGCTAAACTTCCTTCAGCGCCAGGTGCAGGTGCTTGTGTTGGCGCAGGTGCTCCACCAGGTCCGCCAGGAGGTCCGCCAGGATTAGACATGTCAGCACCCGGAACATCTCCCATTGCATCTAAATCACCTAATTCACCAATTGTGTCAATGTCACTAGTAATACCGCCAGGAGTAATACCAAGACCACGCATATCTGAACCTTGTGCTGTTGGTTCATCAGGTGTACCACGCTCTTCATGCCATAGTTTTTCGTTCTCAGCCATTTCCATTTCAGTAAGACCGAGGAATTTTTTAAGCATAAAACGCTTTGACAAGAACTCTGTATCTCTAATGCCAGTAAATGCACTAATACGCTGTGCATTAAGTTCTACATCTCTATAAGCAGCAAAGTTTTGTGGCTCATTAAAACGTAATTCAAATAGACTATTGTCTAAATTAAACCCACGCCATTTTAAAAATAACTTAAATTCTTTATCAAATTTCTGTGCAATATACTTCTGTAGACGCTTGCAATATTCATTAAAACGATACTCTTGAATAAGTGCAGTTGTTACTTTACCGTCAGTAAATGCCTTATCGCTGTCATCTTTACCTGTTGGCAAATAGCTACTGGGAATACGTAGACCACGAAATAACTTGTTTTGGAAGTAACGTAGATCGTCAATTTCACCTAGATTTTGTCCTCCAGGCAACACTTCAACTTTACTACCTCTTCCTTCAGCTGTCTGAGGAAAGAAATAATCTTCGTTAATGCTTAATGGATTGTAACTTGCATCCATCAAATTTTGTCCACCGCCACTTTGTGTTGGAATACGACGCTGATGAATTTCGTTTTTAACACGCTCTAGAAAGCCCATCTGTAAGTGAGCAGGCATATTACCAACGTCAATATAGAACACACGACGTTCTGGCGCACGTTGTACACGATAAATTAACAGAGAATCTTCAAGTAGTTCTTTCTGTTTGAATACCTTAAAGATGCCTTCGAGTACGCTAACACCAAATGGCCAATTGACATCAAG